AAGATGTACAACGAAGCGCTTCAGGCGGGGGAGGTCGCAGCCCAGGCTGCGAAACGTGGCGGGCGTATGAAAGCCCCGGTAGTGGACCCTGGCACAGAGGATTTGGGAAAGGCCCGCGATGCTCCCAACTTCTGCGAATCTGAAGAGTTGGAGAGCTAGCGGATGACTATCTCATCTGTGAGGCTCCTACCGTGTCACTTGCTTATAACCCGTATGGGCTAGCGCCCGTTGCTCACGAATCCGGCATAGTCCGGCCTGCGTTCGGCTCTGGCGGTGCTCAGCCCCTTGGCGGCTACACCATCGCAAGTGGCTACGCTAACAACATCTTCATGAATGCGCCTATCGGTATCGACACGGTCACTCCGACGTCGAATATCGTGCTGATAGCCGCACAAGGCGCGTCCACTGCGACCCCCACACTGGCCAACAAGCTGTTGGGCTCGTTCCAAGGGGTTGAGTTCACCCTCGCGACCGGACGACGTGCGGTATCTAACTTCTGGCCGGCGGGTACGGTGCCGTTCGCCGGTTCTCAGACCGTAGCGTGGATCACGCGCGACCCGCGCATCCGGTACCAGATTCAGGCTAACGGGCCGGTAGCAGCTACCCCAACCGCGTCCGTCCCTTCCATGGGAACTTTGGCGTCCTTCACCGCGAACGGTACTAGCAACGGCAACGCAACGACCGGGTTCTCCACGGTGGGGTTGGATACCACTGCGGCTAACATGAGCAACACGCTCAATAACCCGACGTTTCTCAACCAGTTGCGCATTGTGGGGTTCGCGCAGCAGATCGACAACAACCCTGGGGATGCGTTCACGCAGGTCATTGTTGAGATTGCGCTTCACCAGGATCTGCCGCTGCCGGGCGTCCCGTACTAACTTAACTCCGCAACCTACTAGGAGACCACTATGGCCCTTCCCATGCGGAGTACTGACTTCCGCTCAGTCGTTGAGCCGATCCTCAACGAGACTTTCGACGGTATCTATGATCAACGCGCGGATGAGTGGAAGATGCTCTTCCGCGAGTTCCGCGGCACGCCCCGCAACTACCACGAGGAACCGGTGTTGTTCGGCATGGGTGCGGCTCCCGCACTCCCCGATGGCACCCCGGTAACGTACCAGTCGGGTGGTGTGCTGTTCATACAGCGCTATCTGTACGCAGTGTTCGGCTTGGCATTCGCGCTCACCAAGGTGCTGGTGGAGGATGGCGACCACATCAAGATCGGCACCATCTACGCGGAGCATCTGGCGCAGTCGTTGGTCGAGACCAAGGAAACCCTGTGCGCGAACGTGATCAACAACGGGTTCAATGCGTCCTTCCCCGGCGGCGATGGCGTGGCACTGATCGCGACCAACCATCCGCTGGCGCCTCCGGCCGGCTCGTTCTCGAACCAGCTCATCACGGCGGCAGCCCTCTCGCAGACTTCGCTTGAGCAGATGTTGATTCAGATCCGCAACGCGGTGGACAACAACGGCAAGCGCATCCGCTTGACCCCGCTGCAGTTGGTCACGTCGCCCTCGAACGTGATGCAGGGTGAAGTGTTGCTCAAGAGCGTGCTGCGCGCGGGTACGGCCAACAACGATGTCAATCCGATCAAGTCATTGGGCCTCCTGCCCAAGGGGCAGGCCAACATCGCGCGTCTCACTTCGCAGACCGCATGGTTCGTGCAGACCGACGTGCGGCAGGGCCTGAAGCTCGCGATGCGCCGGACGCTGGAAAAGAGCATGGAGGGTGATTTCGAAACCGACTCTATGCGCTATAAGGCGACAGAACGTTTTATCCCAGGTTTTACGGACCCACGATGCCTCTGGGGCACGCCGGGATTAGCCGTGGCAGGAGCAAGCTTGCTGGGGGGTGTGCTCGCGGCGGTAGCGCATTTTGGACACATGGCGGTGTCTTTTATGTGCTAGCCGGGTTAAACTGGACCCCGTTAATAAAAACAACGGGGTTCGGTTATGCGGTCTACGCAACGCTGTTCAGTTATCAATTGCACAAAGACGGTATGGGCTAGTGGCTACTGCAACACACACTACATGCGGTGGAAGCGCCATGGGACGACGGAGCAAACTCGTCCCAAGGATTGGGGCGCACGTGAGAAGCACCCGCTATATGTGTTTTGGTGCAGCTTGCGACGACAGCGTCGAGATATCGTCTGTGCTGAGTGGCTCAAGGATTTTTGGGCGTTCGCTAACGAGGTCAAGGAGCGCCCGGAAGGCCCTCACCGGGCGATGTTTCACCGCCGAGATGAGAACAAGTTGTTTGGCCCCGGTAATTGGTACTGGTCAGCGCCTAAGCTCAGCGCAGAAGGGTATGAGGACAAACGCGAGTACATGCGGGACTGGCAGCGGAAAGCTCGCAAAGAGAATCCAGACTACTTCCGCAACATGGACCTCAAGCGGATGTACGGAGTCACGCTGGAGTGGTATGAGCAAAAGCTCAAGGAGCAGAACCACCGCTGCGCGATCTGCAAGCGCAAGGAAAACATGGAGATCAACGGCAAGGTTGTTAGACTCGCAGTTGATCATTGCCACCAGGGTAGCGGCGCCCGCGGGTTGCTCTGTCAGCTCTGCAACCGCGGGCTCGGATTTTTCAGGCACTCCAAGAAACGATTGCGCGAAGCAGTCGCGTATCTGGAGCGGTTCGATTAAAACTATGCGGCGCCCCGCCCTACGCGTACAGCCCTCGCGCGGTTTCGTCCCCGCGCCGGGAACCTACGTCTTTGGCGGGGTGCCTCATTCGGTGCACTAGATGGCCTCCATCACCGACACCTCGACTACGATCGTCACCGGACAGGTTGCGGTGGCGAGCACGGGCGGGGTATTGATTTCGGCGGCCAGAGCGACGCGTAGCAAGCTTACGATCATGAGCAGTGTTCCGATTTTTATCGCGGACACCGCGCCAGGGGCGGCGACGGGTTACCCCCCTTTTGGGACCAACAACGGCGGGATCAATTACGACATCCCCACGCAGGATGCGGTGTACGCGCAGGCGGTAGGGCCTAGCGGACTCGTATCCTTCATGGAATTCCACAGTTAGAGGTGATCGAACATGTTTGATCTTCAGGTTAGCCGTATTCAGTTCGGCACCAACAACACTCGCGATAGCGAGCTGTTCTCAGATCAGCCGGTGGATGACTGGACCAAGAACCACAACTATTTCAATGATTTCGACGACTACTTCGGCCCAGTAGCCCCAGGTACGACTGGCGGTTTTACGCTTTCCGGGGCCGGGGCTGCGATCACGCAGCCTAACGTGGACGGCGGGATAATCAGCATCAACGCGGCGGCATCGACGGCGACCTCGCTGCAGAAGCAGGGGCATTTCATGATCAAGGCGGGGTTGCGTACCTTCTTCCGCCAACTCGTCTCAATCGATAATGTGCTGGGGTTGGTGCTCGCGGGGCTCACGAACGTCACCGCGACGCCGTTCACGGGCGGCCAGCTTACCGATGGGGTGTGGTTCTCCTCGACCAATGCGGGCGTGCTCAGCATCAACGTCGCGGTGGCGGGTGTGGTCACTACGGTAGCGTGTGGCTCCACTTTGATTGGAGGTGGCTTTGCAACCCTCGGGTGGTATTGGGACGGCGCTTTGTACGCATCCGCACCCAACGGGCGCATTGTGTGGGAGGTGGCTCCTCCGCCGTTCGGAGTGACCTCGGGCATCACTGCTAGCGCCCGAGGCTCGATCCTGGCCCCGGCTAACTTCCCCGGCGCCACGCTGCTCGCGTTTTTGTCTGGGGTGAACCCCTCGACGGCGGCTGCTCGGGCGTTGCAGATAGATTACTGGTACGGTTTGAAGGACCGCTTGAACTTCACCCAGACTCCGCCATTCTAAGGAAAACCCCCTATGCGCCCTGTAACAGTCACTCGTACGATGGTCGCCGCTGCGGTAGGCGCCATCGCGGCGTTGCAGACCACCGCGGGTGCTGGAAACCTGCTCATCAACGGCACGCTCGCCTCGGGCGGGGTCGCAACGTTGGACACCCAGCGCACGGTGGGCTTAACTTCCGCCGGCAACCTCTCAGCGGTCAATTTCACCCTCACCGGAACCGACCAACAAGGACGGGTCATCAGCGAGGTGCTTGCTGGACCCAACGCCAACACGGTCAGCTCTGTCCTCAACTACAAGACGATCACGAGTATCGCGGTCAGCGCGGCGGTCGGGACAAACGTGACCGCCGATACGGTCACGACGGGATCTTCTCAGGAGATCCCGATTGACCTATACGTCAACCAGATCAACATCACGCTGGCGACGGAGCTGACTGGGGCAGCGAACTACACGGTCCAGTACACCATGGACAACGTCTTTGGTGGCGCTGGACCGTTCAATTGGAACACGGTCGCGGGCTTGCTTGCACAAACCACGAACCAAGTCGTGCAGTTGACGCAAGCTGTACGGGCTTTACGTCTTTTAACCAACTCGGGTACCGGTACTGTAGCGCTCATCGTCACGCAAGCAGGTCTCGCAGGGATCTAGCTATGAAGAAGTTACTTGTATTGCTGCTGGCGGCGCTTATGACGCTGCCGGCAGTCGGTGCCTCGCCGGTTACTGTGCTGGGGCCTGTCTACGGACAAGCCGCTACGGTGAGCCCCTTGGGGGAACTGCGGGTCGAGAACCCCGCCTCGCAGTTGTTCCTCGACACGTTCTCGAACGCGACCCTCGACACGATTAACCGGTGGACCCCGACTTCTGGGGCGGGCGGAGTGGCACCGACCAACGCGGTGGGCGCCTCGGTGCTGAGTGGTGGGACGACGGTTAACGGGTTCTCGAAACTGACTTCGTTGTTGACCAACGGCGCGGGGAGCTTCTCCCCCAGCGATCCGGGCTATTTGCTGTTCAAAACGCAATTGAACGTCATTCCTGCCCTGGGGGGTACTTCTGGGTTGGCGGATTGGGGCTTAGGGACCTCCGCGGCAACCCCGACAATTGCAGCGCCGATCACCAACTGTGTGTGTTTCGAAGAGACGACTGCGGGTCACTTGGCTGCGGTGACGTATCAGACGGGGACGCGCGTTTTAATCGCGGATCTGACTAATCTGGGGTATGCCCCGACCGATACCAACGCGCACAAGTATTTCGTGTACTTTCGCGGAGATATCTCCTATTGGGCGATTGACGACAAGGATAACGTCGTTGCGCAGTTTCAAACGGGCGCATCCGGGCCCGACAACAATCTTTTGCCGGTATTGTTCCAAGTCATCTCAAACAGTGCAGTCACCGCGCCTACCCTTCAGGTCAACGGCGTGAGTCTTGGTGATACCTCGCACACGAGTGTGACACAAAGCTTATATAACGGGTTCGTCTACGAGCCGCAGCGATCCAATAGTGACGCCAATGCGGCGGTGCTGACCCTCACCGCGCAGGGTACGGGGACCGTCAACAGTGGGGATCAAACCAACACGAATGGGCGTGGAGTCATCGCGGGTATCAACACGACAGTAGACGCTGCGGGGGCGTATACCCTGGCGATCCAGGGTAAGGATGTCGTCTCGGGGCAGTACTACACTATCCCCGGGGCTATTACTGGAACCCTCGCCACGACAGGCTTCACCACGCTGGCGGTCTACCCTGGGGTCGTCGCGGCGGCTAACGCGGCAGTCAGTTGGCCCTTGCCGCGTACGTGGCGGGTACAGGCGGTGGTGACCACGGGCCCCATCACCGCGACGGTAGGCGCAGCAACGATCAACTGAGGAACACGTATGTCCGACTTCAAAGACAGCACCCGGATGATCCAGGGGCACCACAACTGGAACGGCAATGCCGTATGGGACGGACGCCCGACGCAGCTTCCCCAAAAGAACCCGGTCGCGACAACCCGCGCGGGCGCGCAGGGCGCTCCCATGCAGGTGCCGGTCCCCGTGAGCCGCGCAGCCGGCGGCCCGGTGCCTCAGGCGCGCGATCACGTCCACGGACTGCACGAGAAAGGCGGCGTGCGGGACTTCCACACATACGGGGAGGATCACGGCTTGGTGCAGCGGTCGACTCCGATCACGGACGAGCTGCAGGAGGCGGGCGGCACGACCCCGTTGCGCTCGGGCTTCAAGAAAGGCGGCCCCGCGCGACACTTCCATGTGCACCACCATCACCATGCGAAGGGCGGCAAGATCACGACCAGCACCAAGTCGTATCGTGGGCACGAGAAGAAAGCGGAAGCGTTCGCTGAAGGCGGCCACGTCCACAATTCGACACACGTTCCGGCGGGCGGCCCCGACTACAAGCGGGGGGGTAAGACCAAAGCCCCGGTGAAGAAGAACGCGGGAGGCGCGCTGTACGCCACGGGCGGCACCGTGAACAAGCTGGCGATGGGCGGGCCCCCGATGGGCATGGGCGCGCTCCAGGCGCCGCCACAGGGCGCGCTAGGCCGTATGGCGATGCGTCCGCAGGGGTTGCCTGGCCGCCCCGCGTTACCGATGCGGCGCCCGATGCCCATGCCAGGGCCGGCCCCCGCGCCGATGGGGCGTGCCAAGGGCGGCAGGGCGAAAAAATAGTTTCGGTTTGCCTACGTCATTTATGCTGCTGTGGCGTCTATACGGGTAGGAGCCATGGGGCAAGGATGCCGTGGCCCTCTTGTAACGCAAAGTTCAAGCCGCTAGGCTCGGGTTCGGCGGGTTCCCCGCTAGTGTGCCGCGACCGTGCAGGCGCGCTTTCCTCTAGGAGAGCGCGTGACGACATCCGGCACCATTAGCACCACAGTTTTCAACTCGGGCAAGCTCATCGACCGGGCGTTTGGTCGTGGGCAGCTCCCGCCGCAGAAGATCACCCCAGAGTACATCGCGATTGCGCAAGACCTCCTGTACCTCGCACTCTCGACGCTCGCGAGCAAGGGTATCGCGCTGTGGGCTCAGCAGAAGGTCATTCTGCCCCTCTATGATGCGACACAGGATGTGCTCGCGCCCCTTGGCACCGTCGACATCTTGAATGCCAACCTGCGTAGCGTCACGCAGCTTCAGCTTCCCGCGCCTAACATTGTGTACACCAGTTCAGTGGGCGGCACCGCCGCGAACGCGTTCGACAACAATCTCAACACCGCTTGTACGCAGACCGCCCCTAATGGTTACATCCAAGTGCAATTCCCCGCGGTGGGTCAACCGGTCGTCTTCGGCATCCTCCCCAACGCGAGTGCGACATGGAATATAGCGATCCAGACTTCTACGGATGGAGTCACGTTCACGACGGTGTACTCCAACCCGGCACTTGCAACTGTTGCAGGGCAGTGGTTTTGGACGGACGTTGAGGGGATTCCAGAAAGTGGCGTGTTGTACGTGCGGCTGCAGGCCTCGGGCGGCACCACGCTTAATGTCACGGAGTTCGTGACGGGGGCGGCTCCGCAGGAAATCCCGATTGCGAAGATCAACCGTGACGATTACTCGAACCTGCCCAACAAGTGGTTCACAGGCAGGCCGCTACAGTTCTGGTACAACAAGAGCATCCCGCAGCCGACGCTGACCCTGTGGCCCTCACCGCAGTTGCAGTTCACGTTCTCACAGATTGTGATGTACGTGCAGCGCTATATCCAGGATGTGGGTACGTTGACGCAGACTATTGAGGTGCCGCAGCGCTGGTTCCTAGCAATCCTCACGCGCTTGGCCAAGGACCTCATGTCTATGATCCCGGAGATCGCCAAGAGTATGAGCGATGGGGATAAAGCGGCCCTGCTACAGGAGGACAAGGACCGTTGGGCGGAGGCGTGGGCGTCCGAGACAGACGGCTCACCGATCATGATGCGGCCTAACATCAGGGCGTACACACGATGAGGTCCCCCGCTTACTTCGTCGATACTACCGGTGAGCCAACATTGGGCGTGGGGTTGTGCGGCCGGTGCAGCGCCAAGCTCCCTTTGGCGGAGTTGTCTTCCGACCCCAATTCTCCGGGCCTCATGGTGTGTAAGGACGACTTGGACGTGCTGGACCCGTGGCGCCTGCCCGCGCGCGAGACCGAGGAAATCAACTTGCCGTTCGTGCGCCCGGATACGTCTGTGGCGGTGCCCGCGGCGCTCGCCGCGCAGGATACTGCTTTGCTTGCCAACCAACAGGGATAACCAGGAAGGGTGTTATGAATCGAGAAATATTCGCCTCGGGGGGCGTCTCGGTACCGCCCAGCGGGCAAGACTGTGAAGAAACGGTATTGCACATCATCCGGGTAGAGGTTGAAAAGCTGTGGCACAAAGCGGTTGTTTATCTGGACCAATCGAGAAAGTGCGAGGAAGAGACCAAGACCGCACTCGCGGCGATACAGGACCGGGGACCCGATCCAGACTACCGGCCGCCGCTGACCTCGGATGACCTGGAGCGCTTCATTCACCGCATCGCGCGGGAGCAAGAGCCAGGCATACGAATCCACAACTCGGGCAGATCCGGGGGACCCCCAAAATGGTTGAACAAGCTGATTATGGGAGTGGGAGTTCTCCTGATTGCGGGAGCGATCACGACCACCGCGACCACGATCGTGCTGGTGGGCTCTCTGGCGACGAAGATCGACGCGTACATCACGAGCAACGACCGCCGGGTAGACCGGGTGGAGAAGCAGACGGACGAGAACACGAAACGTTTGGATCGGGGCGGCGGTATGTGAAAGTCGTGAACAACCCGGAGCACTGCGAGGATGAATCCGTACAGGCTTCAGATTCTGCGCACGTCAACATCGTCCGTATCGATCTGGGTGGATCGACTTTGATTGTGGTTGTGTTGCTGGTCGCGATCATCGGTGCCTGCGGGGTAGTGATGGGCATCGATATCGCGGAGCGCACCGCGCAGGCCCGTCACTATGACCTGCTGGAGCGCCAATACCGCATGGTAGAATTGAAACTTGATGACTGGACCGTGGTCGCGCATCGCTCCGGGTTGGTGCTGCCGGGAGACTACACGCGTGGACCACAGGGCAATCTCGACCAAGAATCGTTCAAACAGGAGAAGAGCAATGGGAGCGGGCGGAGTAATTCAGAAGGCAAAGGTGCTACTGGTAGCGGTCACTGATCCGTGCTTGTACGCGCATCTATCACCGACCAACAAGACCGCAGTCGACGCGATCGATGCGAAGGGGCCGGATGCGCGTACACAGGCCGATTGTGACGCCCTGGTCTCGGCGATCTCTCAGGCCAACAGTTGTTAGAATGCGCGTCAAGTCTTGAATGGACGTCTGTTTTTATTCTGCTGGGAGCGGGTGGCCCAGCGGCAGTTGCCGGGTTCATATCCCTTATTGTTATCGATCCTATCGAGGGTTAGACCGGCTGGCCGAGGCCCCATATGCGTGTAAAAAGCGGCAAATGATTGCATCCACTCGTCGCACATACGAATGCCGCGGCCACCATAATAGGCCCAGCGGGGGTCGTTTATCTTAGTACAACGTCTTTTTGCTGATGACCACAGTCTATATTCTGGTAACGTCTTGCTGCCGTATTTGAAGAGGGTTTCGTGAATTCGATCGTTACGATAGCAACCGCAACTTTGGGTATCGCCGCTCACAAGGCAAGTTCGGCTGATGCTTTTTACAGTTCCGCAATCGCAGCGACAAACCCAACTAGAGTTTCGATTGTCGACTATCGCGGTATTGCGATATAGAACAGTGAGACGACCAAAATGATGTCCTGTAATATCTTTGCGAGCCATAAGCCCTCCTTTCTAGGGTGGTTGGCCAGAGGCCCGAGCATGTTCAAGCGTGCTCGGGCTTCGCTATATTACCATCAGGGCCGCAGCTTATTCACGTCTTACCCGCCCACTACGACGTCGTGACTGAGTAGTCGTAACGCATGAGTGAGCTTGTCAACCCGGTCAGCCCGTTTATTGTAAACGGCGTGGAACTCGTCCTCGGGGCTGGGTTGACTTTTTTAGCTTCGGCGTACTGGCGGTGGCGACGCAAATCAGATGCGGTCGCGGCGAAGAACGCGGCAACGATAAAGGCGCTGCAGGAGCAGTTAACGGTGCAGCAGGGGCAGTTGCAAATGCTGGGTGTCGCAGTCCAGCCACTAACGGCTGCGATGGCGTCCATGCTGGTGAAGTCCCTGACGCACTATCACACGCCCGACACCGATGTGCTGCTGGCTAAGGTGGGGCCGCCCAACACACTCACTCAAGAAGAGGAGGAAGATTTAAGAGGGTTGATGAATGAGCGCAGCAACGACCGAGCGGCCAGGATCTCGCCCCTGGAGCGTAACGCGGCGCAACTGCTGTTGCTCATTGTGGAGCGTAACCGCCTGGAAGCGGGCAACACCGATGAGCTGTTTCCTGTGTTGGTAGGCGTTCCTAAACCTCACGAACTAAGAGAGTAACTTATGGACTTTGACCTAATGTGGATTGTTTGGTTTCTGGTAGTCGTGGTCGTTTTTTCCGTGGCGTACTGGATCATCCGCACCTTGATCATGCCGGTGGTGCCCGCGGGGATTCAGCCCGTTGTGTGGGCCATCATTGGGTTGGTGCTGCTCGTTTCGCTGGTGTTTTTTGTTGCGGGGCACGTCCCCATGCATCACGTCTTGAGCCGGTAGAGTTCTGTGAACATCAGTCCCCTCGGTATCGCGCTGCTGCAGTTCCTCGAAGAGTACCGCGACAAACCGTATCGGAAGTTTCCACATGAGCCGTGGACAGCAGGTTGGGGACACACTAAAGGCGTCACCGAGACTACGACGTGCACGCCTGAGATTGCGCTGCAGTGGATCAAGGAGGACGTCGCGGAGGCGTCCGTCGTGGTGAGCATCCTCGGGGCTATTCTGACGCAGCACCAGTTCGATGCGCTCGTCTCGCTGGCGTACAACATCGGGGTTGGCAACTTCGCGAAGGCGACCGGGCTGCACGATGCGCTCACCGCGAAGCAGTGGATCGTCGCGGGCGAGCATATCTTGAGCTTCGACCACATCAATGGCGTTGAAGACAAAGGGCTAAAGCGACGTCGGGAACTTGAAAAAGCCTTATTTTTGGACGGGGTGTTGTAATGAGTGTGCTAACGAGCATCGCCTCGGGGGCATGGCAGGTTTTGAAAACAGTGGCGCCGACGATCGCGGACACGGCGGCGGGGCCGTTCGCGCCACTGGTTGATCCGCTCATGAAAAAGATATTCGGGACGAACGACCCGAAAGCAATCGAGACGGGGCTGCTTAACGCAACCCCCGAGCAACTTCTAGCGTTGAAGCAAGCCGACAATGAGCATGCGGAGACGCTGGTACAGTTAGGAATCGCGCGGGACAAGCTAGCCTTTGACGACGTTGCCAGTGCACGGCAGATGCAGATCGTTACCAAGGACCCCACCGCTGGGCGACTCGCGTGGCTGCTGATTGTGGGGTTTTTAACTGTAACGCTTGGGATGATCATTGGGCTTTTCGCGTGGCCCGATCGCGCAACGCTGCTCTTGAACGGTGAGGCAGGGCTTTTTTTCGGGACGATTTTCGGGTACCTGTCTTCCGAGGCGAAGCAGGCTACCGCATTCTATTTTGGCGGCAGCGAAAGTGGCCAAGCCAAAGATGCAACCATCGCCTCTATTGCTAAACAACCCTAGGACGAAAACATGCTTTCACTACAGACATTAACCAACATCGAAGCCTTGCTCATGTCGCGCAGTTACCCCTTGTGGGGGGAGTTCATGCCCTTGGCGCAGGTGATTAATGAGGTGCAGCAGGCGAAAGCCGCCTTGATGCAGTCGCGGGCGCAGCCGGCACAACCACAGCCGAGTCCCCCGCAGGCTCCCGATGTGCCCGCACTGGCTCAACAGGTCGCTTCCGTAAACGGCGCGGGAGGGTAGCTCTACGCCAGTCGCGCTCACTTTCAACTCGCTGATCACCAATCTTCAGGCCTACCTGGAGCGTGGGAGCGGCACGACTGACCCGGTTGTTTTTGGGCTCTTTCCGTTTCTGATCAACGAGGCGGAAAGAGCCATCGCGCGGCGGGTAAAAATCCTGGGGATGAACATCCCGATTGTGGGCGCGCTCGCGGCGGGCAATGCGGTGTACCCGAAACCTAACGGCTGGCGTCGTACGATCTCGATGAACTTCGGGATTGCGACCCCGGCTGACCCCGCACAGAACTCCGCTACCCCTATGTTCGCACGTCAGTACGAGTACTGCTTGAGCTACTGGCCGGATCTGACCCAGACGGGGCAGCCTCAGTTCTACGCCGACTACGACTACGCGCACTGGCTCATCGTGCCCACGCCCCCCGTCAGCTACCCGTGGCAGATTCTGTACTACGGGTTGCCGCAGTTGTTGGATGCATCCAACCAAACCAACTTCTGGACGGACTACGCGCCTGAGACGTTGATGTACCGCACGTTGATGGAGTGCACGCCGTTCGTGAAGAATGATGGGCGCATGGCGACGTGGCAGCCCCTGTACGAGGAAGCGGTCTCGAACCTAGAGAAAGAAGATCTCATGCGGTCGGTGGATCGCGCGGCCGTGCGCAACGAGGACTAACTAATGGCCGGTAGCATCTATCAGACCGTGTTTGGGGGCAGCCTCGTAGCCCCGGCGAATCCTACGTACTTGGCGCTGAGCATCTCCGTCAACACGGTGCTGGGTTGGCCGCTGGAATCCAATATTACTTCTCCGGCTACCGCGGAGATTATCGACGTCACCGCGACCGTAGGCGGCCTCACGTTACAGTTGTCGGACGCTCGACAAGTCGGCACGGGGTACTGCGCGTTATTCAACAACGTAGGCGCCAATACGTTCTCAGTGCTGGACGCGCAGGGCAACACATTGATGGCGGTCGCCTCCGGGCAGGCGTGGCAAATTTACATCTCGGACAACTCCACGCTGCAAGGGACGTGGCGGGTATTCCAGTACGGTGCGGGCGTCTCCAATGCGAATGCGGGAGCGCTTGCGGGCAACGGGCTCAAGGCAATCTCGACGACGCTAAATGAGCGGATCGTCATCAACCCGCAGGCGGCCAACTATGCGATCCAGAACACGGATCGTGCGGCGTGCGTGGAGTGGACTGGCGGGTCTGGTGGCACGTTCACGGCGCCCGCGCCGGCTACCGTGGGGTCGGATTGGTTTTGTTACATCAAGAACTCGGGCACCGGGGTTCTTACACTGTCCCCCGCTGGGGGGACTATCGACGGGAGTGCCAGCAAGTCCTTCAATCCGAATGACTCGTGCATTCTGGCGAGCGACGGTATTAACCTCTTTACGATGGGGTTCGGGCAGTCGGTCGCCTCTTCGTTCAACTTCGTCACCATCAGCCTCGCAGGAGCTTCCGGCACGGTCGTATTGACAGGTGCGCAGCTCAACCGCATCTCGTATAAGTTCACGGGGGCGTTGGCCGGCAATACGACGGTGCAGGTGCCCGCGTCGATTCAACAGTACTGGATCGATAACGAAACTACCGGCGCGTTTACTCTCACGATCTCAGCGGGCGGTGCAGGTAGCACGTTCGTCGTGCCGCAGTCGACCCGAGTCATTTTGTATTGCGACGGGTTGAATATCATCAGTGCGGTCTCGGGAGGTGCGGGCGGCACTACATTGGTCGCGGACGGCTCCGCGGCATCTCCGGGGCTGGCCTGGGCCTCGGATACCCAGATGGGCTTGTACAAGGCAGGGGTTGATTCGCTGGGGTTTTCTACGACGGGGCTACAGCGCGGGGTCATTAGCTCTACAGGCTCTTGGAGCATCAACGCGCCTACCAGTGGGAACGCCTTGTTGGTCACAAGCGCCACTAACAACAACGCTATAGTGGTTAACACTAGCAATACAGCCAGTCAGTCTTTCGGGGTCAGCATACGCGGAGGGACAAACACGGGAGATTATGGGTTGCTAGTGCAGGACACCACCGCAGCGCACAACTATTTCCAAGTCAGAGGAGACGGCGCGGTACTGGCGGGGTTTGCGGGGGGTGGCTTCACAGTCGCAAATGCGGGAAATGTCACGGTAGGTGCGCCCTCTAGCGGCACCGCGTTGACGGTTAACGCTACGGCCAATGGTGTTGTGGTCAATGGCGCCGCGTCTAGTTTTGCTCTTTCTGCCCAGACAACTGCTTTGGCGGCAGGGACTTCGTTTGGTCTCAACATAGTAGCGGGCACGAACAGCGGCGACAACGCCGTCTTAGTTAGGTCTCAGGCAGGAGCGCAAATATTTCAGATCAATGGCGCTGGCAACGTCACGATCAGCGCTCCTGCCAGCGGTATTGCCGAAACGGTCAACGCAGCGGCGGCGTCTGCGGCTATAAAAGCCATAGGCAGCGGCTCTGGGGTTGAAGTTGTACAATTGGATAACTCTGCGGGCGATACTCGGTTGGGGCTGTTTTCTGCGGGCACAGAATACGGCACTATTCAAGCAGTAACTAACAGTTTTAACCTTTCTGCGGTTGGCGCATCGACGACGTTAAAGGTTAGCGTCAACACGGGGGTGTCAACCCAGATCTCCGCGACGGGTAACGTCACGATAAACGCGCCTACTAGCGGTATTACTTTAGGGGTCACAGCCGTTGCGGGTGGGGTAGCTGGACAATTCGTCGGGGCAGGCGTTGGGGATGAATTTTTCAAGTTCAACAACACCGCAGGGGACACGCGTGTTACGTGGTCTTCTGCGGGCACCAAATACGGCCTTATACAAGCAAATACTAACTTCTTCAACCTAGCGGCTAGTGGCGCGTCTACCGTCCTTGATTTCGGAGTCAACAACGGTACGGCTCTGCAGATTCAGCCCGCAGGCAATGTAGCTATCAACGCACCTAGTAGCGGAGTCGCGCTATCCGCAACCGCCGCGGCAGGTGCGTTGGCGTTAAATCTTATCAATGGCGGGGTACAGGTCACCAACAATGGACTCCCTTGTGTAGCGATAAACAGCGCGGGAGCGGACTTTGGTCTAATCTCAAACACTGCGGCTAATACGTGGTCGTTGGGGTACGGTACTTCTTCGGTGTTAGCTGGAACTTCCGCCCTTTCGTGGAATGCCACCGGCAATATTACCGTCGCAGCGCCCAGCAGTGGCCATGCGGTATTCATTAATACGGTTGCAGGCAGCGAAGGTTTAGCGGTAGTCGCGCCTAACACCGCTAGCTCTTCATTTGGCTGTATAGTCGAAGCGGGAACCAACTCGTCTGACTACGCACTAGTAGTACTGAATGCCGCAGCTTCTTTAACTTCGTTCAAGATACGCGGCGACGGCGTCGTATTCGGCAACGACGGCACGAACCTGTTCGAGTTGGGGTACAAGGGTACCCCGTCCAACGGGCAGGCGGGTAATTATACCCTGGTAAACTCAGATAAGGGCAAGGTTGTTGGGATGTCTACGGGGTTTACCCTTACGGTTCCCAACGGGGTATTCAGCGACGGTGATGTTGTAGTGGTCCGCACCAACGCTGCGGCGGGCAACGTTACTATCTCACAGGGGGTTAGCTTTACGTTGTATTGGGCTAACGGCACCGGGGTTACCAGCGGAAGCCGCACGATGGCCGCTATCGGCTTGTGCACGATTGAATTTGTAGGCGCGTCTGCGGGGTATATCTCGGGCGGGACGCTCTCATGACAGGTATTCTCGGTATCATGCTCGGTAGTGTTGGCCCTTTCGTGCCGTTTACGCAAACGGTCACCACTACGCAGTCCGTCGCGATCCCACTTAATGCGAGTAACGCACAGATCGAGGCATGGGCCGGAAATGGCGGCGGTGGTGCGGCCAATACAACAGTAGGAGGGGCAAGCGGAGCAACTGGAAGTTACGGTCGGTCCAGCTACTCAGTCGCGGGACAGGTAGGCAAGACTATCAGTGTGACTATCGGCGCAGGCGGCGCAGCTCAAAGCAGTCTCGGGTTTACTGGCAACCCCGGTACTGCGACTACCGTATCCAGCGGCACGTTCGCCATCACTACCATTTCCACCAATCCAGGCGCGGGAGGAATAGGAGGCAATGGCACAGGAGGCACATCGGCCACCGCGGGCGCCGCAGGATCTGGCGGTACCCAAGCCAACACCGGAGGCTCCAACGGCAGCACACTGGGTTCTACTGGCCCTGGAGGTGCGGCCATACCCGGAGTAGCTGGCGTCAACGGAGTCAACGGCAATGCCAGCGGCGCGGGCGGTAGCGCCAGCGGGGGCCCCGGTTTGGTGGGCGGCAACGGCAAAGTCGTCATACGGTGGACTTAAGTGTCAACGACTGAGCCTTTTCGTATCGTCTCCAAACCCGGCATCAAGCGGGACGGCACGCTTTTCGAAGGCGACGAGTACAAGGATGGGCTGTGGGTGCGGTTCAACCGTCGCGGGCTACCGCGCAAAATCGCCGGCTACAAGTCCATCACCTCCCAACTGCCGGAAGTTGTGCGGGGCATGGATGCGTATTTCTATGGCGGCACGAACTACATCCACATCGGCTCGCAAAGCTTTATCCAACAAGTGCAATCGGACCAGTTCGGCAACCCAGGGTCTCAGGGGGACCGTACTCCGGCATCGGGGTTCACCCCGAATGCCAACAACCTGTGGATGCTGGACCAGTTCTACAACACCGCGACGGGGCAGACGACCATTGTTGGCAATCCGGGCCAGAATCTAAGCGACATCACCAACGCGGTGGAGACTCCGATATTCTACGGCCCCGCCGCTGCGGTCAGCCCGCTCGTCGCCAGCGGCATGCCCAATGTCAGCGGCGGTATCGTCTCGATCGCGCCGTACCTGATCGGGTACAGCAACTTTGGACGAATCGACGTCTCCCAGATCAACAATATCGCAACCGGCACGGGGTTTAATTCCGCGTTCGTATCGGACCAGAAAGTGGTCAAGGGGCTCCCCTTGCGCAACGGCTCAGGGGGCCCCGCCGCGATTTTCTGGACGCTGGGCGATCTGGTCGTCATGACGTACAACCCCTCGTTGCTGGCGGGAATACCCTTTAACTTCAACACCGTATCGTCCGAGGTATCGGTGTTGTCGTCGCAAGCCATTGTCGAGTTCGATGGTATCTACTATTGGCCCGAGGTTGACCACTTCTCGATGTTCAACGGCATTGTGCGTGAGTTGCCCAACGCGCTCAACGTTGAATGGTTTTTCAAGAACCTGAATTTCGCGCAGCGCCAGAAGGTTTTCTCAATCAAGGTGCAGTCCTTCGGGGAGATATGGTGGTGCGCGCCGTTGTTTGGGGCCACCGAGTGCAACTGGGCCTTGATATTCAACACGTACTTGAATACGTGGTATGACACGCCTTTGCCGGATGCCACGGGTACGGGAGGGGGCAGCCGTTCCTCGGGGACCTCCCCGCGCGTATTCAACAAGCCTTATTTCACCGATCTGGTGCAGACCACGACCGGGTACACCTTGTGGCAGCATGAGACGGGGTTGGATAAGGTCGCCTCGGGGAGTGTGTTTCCGATCCGCTCCTACTTCAAGACAGCGGAGATTTCGCCCATCACGGCTAACCCTCCGAAGGACAAGAACTATCGGGTGGACCTCATCGAGCCGGACTTGACTCCGGTAGGCTCCGCCGCGACAGACCTTAAGATATCAGTGTTCTCCCGCGCCAACGCGCGGGTGACGCAAGATCAATCACCCCTAGTAACAATACCGGGGGTGGTTACTACATCCGACACTCAGTTGTGCTACTTGAAACAAAATGCGCGCCTGTTGGCGTTCCAGATCGAAAGCAACACCGTAGGCGGGGACTACACGCTGGGGAATACGCTAGCGCACATCGAGCAGACGGACGGGAGATACACCAAGTGATCGACCCCCGTTACCTGGCGCTCCACGAGTGGACGGATGCGGTGAACCTGACGCTGGCGACGTTGGCCCCTACTGTGGTGTTGCGCCCTCGAAGTGAGGACTGGCAGGAGTGGGCCTACGCTACCGTGTCTATCCCTGCGGTGGCCTCTTTCTGTCCCCCTAACCCGAAGGCGTTCACGGACTGGCGCGTGTGGGCCGAGCGCTTCGTGCAGTGTGTGCCGCTATGAGTACGTTTGGCTTGTGGGATGAGATGTCCAACCAGTACGGGGGTGCTTCGGCGCCGCAGGCCTCCGCGCCGTGGTTAATGGGCTATGTGCCGGGGCAGTCCTCGTCCCCCGCACCGCAAGCGGCCCCTGCGCAGCCGCAACAGGCGCCGTCTTCCGCACTGGCTACCTTGAACCCGCCTGCGGCGGCGCCCTCAAGTGCTCCAGGCGTTTCGGGGGGCGGCGGTGGCGGCGCATCCCCAAACTACCTCGGGTTGGCTCGGCAAGGCGCCTCACTTGCTAACGGGATCTCCGGGGGCGGCAGCGGGTCGGCGCTGGGGGACTTGGGCGCGGGGCTCGGCATGTACCAAGGCATCGCGTCGGGAACCCCTCAAGGGTACGCAGGAGCCGCCGTAGGGGGCGCTAAACTGGCCAACAACCTGGGGGCCTTCGGGGACAGCAGCGGCGCGGCCAGTGCGGGGCTGAGTGGCGCAGGGGGTGCATTAGGGCTCTACGGGGGCCTCAAGGAGGGCGGCATTGGAGGGGACACACAAGCAGGGTTAGGCGCGGCGCAGATGGCGGCCCCCATCGCCTCGGCTGCGGGCGCGGCGGGCCTCGGCACCGCACTGGCTGCCGCAGGCCCGCTCAGTATGGCGCTGGCGCCGGCCCTGCTGGGTGCCTCTAAACCTGCGGTACAGCTCGATGCGAGTTATTGGAATCGCGTGCAGAACGGTTTGCAGTCGGCCATCGCGAGTGGCGACAAGGGGCAAATAGCCTCCAACGTGATGGGGCTGCTGAATCAGCCGCAGGGGCAGATCCCCTCACAGATCCAACAGTTGGTGTACCAGACAGGCATGGTGCCTGGCAGCGGTTGGGGTTTGCAGTACACCCCGAATCAGTTCCAGGATGCGAGTCAGATTTTACAACAGACCGGCAACAAAGGCCCCACGGGGCACCAAGCAAACCGGGCAGCGCGAGGCGGTTCCATGAAGGCAGACCCCAAAGTTCTGAAAGCGCGGCTGCGCAAGTTGTATGAGGGCTCATTCGCGAACCGCAAACGGCACTTCTCGGATGGGGGTAGTTATATCAACTACACCGGGTACACTAACCCGTACTCCACTTATTCGCCCGCCCCGCCCCCAGTGGATTATAGCAGCGTGACGTTGCCCACGGATCAAGCGGGACTGCAACAAGCGCTACAGAACAACACCCCGGCGTATGATGCTAATGGCAACCCGGTCAACGAAAACTCCAACCCTGTGCCGAGCGGCTTGCAGGAGAATTCCAACTCCGCATTCCAACTCCCCAGCAGCATTCCGGGCTTAGGCAGCACTAGCGGCTCCGGGGGCGGATCAGGAGGCGCTCTTGGCGGCTCATCTGTAGGCCAGCTTGTGCAACAGTACGGGGCGCTAGCTCCGCTCCTGTCCGCACTACTCGGGGGCAACAAGCCCGCATCCGCACCCGCGACGCCGGCAGGGTACGGGTCGATCCCATCGATCGCGACTCCGACGAACAACCGTTCGTATACGCAGCCTAACGTGGCCAATTGGTACACCTACGGCCAAGGCCCTGAGCAGAGCTTTTTCAGCAACAATCAGCTCCCCACGGTGCCGGGGGTCTCCCCAGGAACAGGCGCGGCGACTCCTACGCCTGCGACAGGGGCTAATACGTTGCCCCCGCAAGGTGGCGCGCCCGCGATGTCCACGATTCAACCTGTCACGGCGCCCCGGCCGCAATTGCAGGCGCGCGGGGGCACATTCGACTCTCAGCAAGGGGATAGTTATGTTCCTGACCCCGGTGCGGGTGATGGTACCTCGGATGACGTCGACGCGAAACTCTCCGGCGGGGAATACGTCATGGACGCGGGTACGGTATCCACACTGGGCAATGGGTCTAACGAAGCAGGCGCCCGCGCCCTGGACCAGCTCCGCGCGCGCGTCCGCAAGCACGCGGGGAAGCAGCTCGTCAAAGGCAAACAGTTCATGAAAGCAAAGCCTCCCGCGGCGTACCTGGGGGGTAAATCATGACCAGTCCGGCCAGCTCCTCCAGTAGCGGCAGCCCGCTGGCGTTCCTGTTTCAAGGGACAACGCCCGCGCAGGGCACGAACTACGGTCAGAACACCACTAATGTCCCCACGTGGCTGCAGGAGTACACGCAAGGTGTCTTGGCGCAAGCCAACTCCTTGGCGGCGACACCGTACCAGACGTATGGGGGTCCGCGTATCGCGCCGCAGACGACAGACCAGACGGGCGCGGCGAGCACCGTAGAAGGCCTGCAGGGACAGTACCAAGCTCCCGTCAGTCAGGCACAGCAGCTCGCGGCGTCCTCAGCCGACCCGTCTGCGATCTCGGGAGCGTTGGGATACTTGCCCCAGGCGCAGCAGGGTATCCAAAGCGCGTTGGGCACTGCGAACACCGGCTATGGGGGCGCACTCGACACGTTGGGCCAGTCGCAGGGGATGATCAACAGCGCGTTGAACCCGACTGCAGCGCAGATGAACCCGTATGCACAGAATGTAATTGGAGCGGCGGAGACCCAGGCGGGCCAGTTCTGGCAGAACCAGTTGCAGCCGTCCATCCAACAGCAATATGCGGCTGCGGGGCAGTCGGGCTCCTCAGCGGACTTGCGGGCGCAGACTCAGGGCGCGAACCAGTTGGCGGAAAGCATCCAATCAACCGGGGATGCCGCGCTGAGTCAGGCCTATCAACAAGCGCAGAGTGCGGGGTTAGCGGGCGCGCAACAGGAAGCGGGGATTGGTACCGCGCAGGCGGGCGTCGCGGGTCAGCAAGGCGCGTTGGGCGTGCAAGGCGCTAGTGCGTTGGGCTCACTGGGCCAAATCGGTGGCGGTCTCGGGTACGAGCAAGGGGTGCTGGGGCTACAAGGTGCGGGGACTCTCGGGTCACTTGCACAGACCGGCCAGAATTTAGGCTTGCAAGGGGCCGGGGCGTTGGACACGGTCGGACAGGAGCAACAGACGCAGAACCAGCAAAACTTGAATTTGGGGTATCAGGATTTCCTGAACCAACAGCAATACCCGTATCAGCAGGCCTCGTGGCTGTCGCAGATGATCGGCGGCACCGCGAATCCCACCAACACGCCGGGGATGTCCACCACTGCGCAGACCTCCTACGCCCCGAGCACCGGAGCGTCCCCGCTGAATCAGGCAATTGGCACCTACGCGGGGCTCAACTCGGGTGCGGTGGGCAGTGCGCTGTCCGGCGGGGGCGCTCGCGGCGGCCCAACCCGCCGGTTCGCGAAGCGTAAACCCCGTAGTGCACTGGAACACCTGCGTAAGGCGGCATGATGGTGGATACAACCGACACGCCCGACGACACCGACGCGCCCCCACAAGGCGCGCTCGCCTCCTTGCAAGCCCCTGCAGTGTCCCCGGAGGGGCGCGCGTGGGGTGAGAACTACCTCAAGCAACACCCGGAAGGCGTCGACACCAAGGGCGAGGCGTCGCTGCTGCAGGACTTCGATGCGAACGCGGAAGAGGCTCGCAACGTTTTGCGACAGGCCCGTACGCGGCTGGCTTCCCAGCGAATGGACCCGAGCGTTTTGGGGCTGCGGTTCGCCCAGGCGATGCTGTCTCCGTCCGCGCATGGCGTGCCGGACCAGTGGAGCAAGGCGGCGGGTGCGGTCGCGGACTGGCGCCAGCAGAATCAGCAGTTCCAACAACAGCAGGGCGATGAGGACACTGGACTTGCGGAGAAACTTTCCGGGGTCGACAAGTCCTCGCTGCAAGCCCGTCTAGCTCTGCAGGAATTGCAGGAGCGTACGCAGGGCTCTATGTTGAATACGGCCATCAAGGCGACTGCGCAGCCGCAGAAACCCGCAACGCCTGCAGCTCACTACACACTTGCGGAGCACGACGTCACGATGCCGGACGGGACGACTCCGGGCAAACAAATGTTCGTGGTGGACTCCTCCACAGGGAATATCAAACCGTACGGCGCTCCCAGTGTCGCGCCTAAAGCCGGTGGCGCAAGCGCGATTGGCCCTATTGATGATTCCACTAAAGACTATCTGTACCAAGTCTGGAACAGCACCCACGCGTTGCCTTCGGGGTATTCCCGCAACCCCGCGATGGTCAATGAGATCATGGGGTACATCTCGCAACGCGCGGCAAGCGAGGGCAAGACGGATGCGCAGATCCTGGCTAATAGTCAACTGTTGAAGAGCCAGCAAAAAGCGGAGAACGACTTCGCTCCGGGGGGTAAGCTCGGTACCGCGTTGGTCAGCACCAATCGCGTCACAGCGCACTTGTCCGACTATATGGATCTGGTACATGCTCTGGACAACCACGATTTGCAAGGAGTTAACTACGTCAAGAACAAAATCAAGACGTGGGCAGGAGATGCGGACCCTACCAATATCCAAGCGGTAGCGCCCATTCTGGGGGATGAGATCGCGAAGTCTATTGTGCCAGGCGGCGGCGGCGTCACGGAGCGGCAGGAATTCGCGCATAACTTCTCGACTAGCACTTCCCCACAACAAGCTAGCGGGGCAGTACAGAAATATATGAAGTTCCTGCAGGATCAGGTCGAGGGGACCGAATACGCCTACCAGAACTTGCCCTCCAAACCAACGGACTTTCGCACACGTTTTTTGGCCCCCCGCACGCGGGCGGCTTTCGGGTACGATCACCCCTCGGATGCGATGACCGCTGAACAACGCGCAGCCCTGGTCCAGATGATCAAGGATAAGCAAGCCGCGCAGACGGGAGCGCCATGAGATGGCAGAGCCTAACTACGATACGATGACGGACGAGGAACTGCTGCAGGCAGCCCACGTGGCCGGGGTGGACAACTCCGCGCCTAAACCCCCTGCAGGTGCGAGCGTCACTCCCGATGAAGGACTGTCTACTGCGGGTAAAATCGGGCTGGGCGTCGCGGGGGGCGCAGGCGCGCTGCTTGCCGCCAAATTTCCCGCGTTGCGGGACTCGATTGCGCAACTCGCGGAGCGCGCGAAGCTGGAAGCCCCGTTGTGGGAAAAAGCCGGTCTGCGGACAGCGGAAGATCGCCCCCTCATGCGCAACCTCGCGGGGGACTCAGGACGCGAGGCGCTCCAGCAACATACAATGGAGGTCAGCCGTACGATCGCCGCCAACGAGGCGGGGATTCCTGGCGCCCAGTTGCCCCACCTGTCGCAGGACATCATCGCGGATGCGCGTCGTGAGCCTAACTCGGTGTATGACCGGGTCGCGAAGGCGTTACCGGTAGGCCCGCTCAACCCGGAGGCGCAACAGGCCGTCATGGGTGCGGGACTTCCCAGCACCGGGCGCATGTCTGCGGGCAGTCCGCAGGCGCAGGCGCAGATTGAGGCGCTACGGCAGCAGTTGCTCGCGCCGGGAAAGATGTTCACGGGTCAGGAAGTCGTGAATGAGATGCGAGGGCTTCGGCAGGAGGGCTTTACCAACGTCGCCTCCGAGGATGTCAGTAATCAACAACTCGGGCGAGCGCAGCTCGACATGGCCCGTGCGATCGAGGGGCACATCGGCTCCAGCATCCCCCCCGGTGCGGACGTGACCCCGGAACAATTCTGGGATGCGCGCAAGACGCTTGCCAAGAATTTTACGATTCAAAACGCGCTACGCGGCAATGATGTGGATCTGCAGGTGCTGGCTCGCGTGCAGCGGGCTGACCCTCAATTGTTGGACGGCGGGACCAAGCTGCTCGCGGACTTTGCGAGCACGCACCCAGAAGTGGCGACGCTGCCGTCCGCTGCGGCTCGGTATAGCCCTCCTAGCGTTTCCCGCGATTTTGCGGATATCAGCCTGAAGAACCCCTCAACGTGGTTGCGCCCCGCGCTGGGGTCGCTTGCGCGCCGCGCGCTTACGGGCGACCCGGATGTTGCCGTAGCCAACGCGAATCAAATGTTCCCCGCACGGGATGCGTACAGCTTCTCGCCTCCGCCACAACCCCCCGCGCCGAAATTCGGGGGCTACCTGCCTGCACCCGACACGGTGAACGCAGGCGGCGGTGCGAGCACGGCCAGCAACTTGGAGCAGTTGGGACTCTCGCCTGATGTGCAGGCTGCAGGCGCGCAGCATCCCGCGGCTGCTAAACTTGCCGCTCTCCGCGAGCATCTTCAGGGGGCGCCGGAACGTCCCGCGGAGCCGGTGGATTTCCAAGAACCGCAGAAATGGGGTGATTTCTCGTTGACGCCGCAGCAGCCCGTAGCGCCCGCGCTGCAGAACGCCGCAACGGTCCCGTTCGAGAATGTGTTGGAGCAGGGCGGCACGCAGGGTAAGCCGATCGCGGGCATTCAATCAGGGTATCGCCCCGCGCCGCAGTCCCCGAAAGGCCCCAACATGCGTACACCCCCGGGGGCACTCGAGACCGCGCCGATGGGCCTGCCGGGGCCTTCGGATGCGCAGATCAACTTTCGTAACCAACAAGCGGCTGACCGATTGCGCAAGGTCGCGGGAGATTTGAGTGTTGAGGGGCCGGGGGGCAACATCGGGGACCCCATCGCGCGGTTGCGGGCGGCTCTTGAGCGACGCGAGCGCGGGTATGCGGCGGGCGGAGGCGTTACGCCTTCTTTCCAGGACATCACGCGTTCCCTACAGGAGCTGCTGACCCCTGGGGCGCCCGAACAACTCGCGGACGGCGGCCCGGTGCGCAACTCTTCTTCTCCCGGCTCCCCCGGAATCGGCGGGGCGGTCGGGGATGCGGTCGCGGCGTTACGCAAGTACTTCATCGACAACCCCCGGCGGGAAATCCAGGCGGGGCGGGAGCAGATCGAGAATCAGCAGATTGACAACCCGCAGGGGGCAGACCCCGCTGTCCACACCGACTATGCGGGTGGGGGCCGGGTCGAGCTGATCGAGAAGATCGGGCAATACTTGGACCAGCTTGCGCAAGAGCGCGCGGCACGCGCGACGGCGGTGGGGGACCGCGCCCCCAAGGTACCCCTCATCCAGGCCCCGGAGGGGCCGCAGGCGCCGGCTACCGCACCCCCCGCGGGTCCCGGCCCTAACGAAATCTCTCCGTTGCAGCCGGGGTTCCTCACGCGGCGGCAGGCGATGGCGGATGGGGGCTCCGTCGACGACACCCAGTCCTCAATCCGCAAACTGGCGGACGCGGCGCGTCGGCTCGACAACCCGAGCGGCACCGACCCCAACGCCGAGCACCGAGCGCGGGTCGCCACCAATCTGGCCTCCCTGGTCTACGGATTGGACGCCCAGGGGCAGCCGGCCTTTGGGGGGCGGGCTTGGACCTCCTCGCAGGGCGGAACGCCCGCAGGGGCTTTGGATGCGCTCACAGCGGCGCCTCACAATCTGGTGCAGTTCGCCAAGACGGTCGATAAGTACCTCCCCGGCAAGAGCAACCCCCAGTTTTGGGACTCGATCGACCCCTCATGGTCCAGCGCGGCCGCGCAGCGACTCGGGCAGCTCCGCCAGCGGTTGCAGCAGGCGGGGGGCGTAGCGCCTGCTCAGGGCATAGGAGACACTATCGCGGACATCGCGACGGACCCCTCCATGATCGCGCCGATGGGGGCTGCCAAGCTGGCTAGTGAAGGCACGGCGGCGCGTAAGCTCATCAACTGGGGCAGCGGCGGCACTGAGGCCCCCGCGCAACCCGTCGCACAAGGGGCACACTAGTGCCCTCCCGCTCGGAACCCCAAGCGCGCTTTTTTGCAGCCTGCGCGCACGGCGCGGGTTACGCCTCGTGCCCGTCCGCAAAAGTGTCCCACGACTTCAACCAAAGCGATAAGGGCTCCGCCCTCTTGAGTCACGCTATGCAACACAAACATGCAGCCGGTGGCGCGATCTCGCCTCTCGCCTCTCTCGTGGGTAACCCCATGGGAATGCGGTCTACCATGCCGCACTTGGCAACTCCGATGGGAACTGCGGGACGCGCGCGCATGCCCAAAGTGCCCCTCATGGACACGATGCACAACATCGACGAGCACATGGCGGGAGCGAAAGTGAAGCTGCCGAAGCTCAAAGCGAAAATGGGCGGACGAGCCAAGAAGTGTTACGCGGACGGCGGCGCGGTCATCAACTTAGGCGAGCGGGCGATGAGCGCGGTAAAGGATGCGCTCTCCCACTTAGCCAACAACGATGCCTCGTCCGCAGCCGCGACATTGCGAGCTTCGCGAGAGGCCATGCAACATCCTGTAGTGCAACAGGCGGCTCAGTCACTGCGGGCATCCTCAGGAATCGCGCCGGCTACGCGTAACTTGACCGGGGTTGTGAACGCTAACACGGATCGGACGATCATGCCGACGATGGGGGGTCCGTAGGCTCTCCTTGCGGCTGAGCAGGGGCGGCAAACCCACCGGCACGATATTTGTCGATAGCCTCGTTTGCTTCCTGAGTAGTGATAAACAACTGCGCCCATGCGTTCCAGATGGCGGTCTCGAAATCCTCGGGCTTTGTCTCGCTCATCGCGCTTGCGGCTCACGGGCAGCCAAAGCGGGTCTTGTACAGTCGCTCAAGATCCTTGAATGAAATCACCCAGCCGCCTTCACCCCCATGGTTGAAGCCAACTCCGTCGAGTATTTCACCGCAGGCAGATCGCGGCCAAAAACCCAAAGTCGCCTTCGGATGTCCTGCTGTCTTCACGACAATGTAATTACTCATGCTCTACACCTTTGGCGCCAATGGCTTGCTGATCAACGCGTCCTCAGCTTTCCATGCCTGATGACACAACCGATTCCACAAAAACTCGTCGTCCTTGCCTTCCTCCTTGATGCAACACGATCCCTTGGTCATCGCCACAAGCAACCGCCGCTCGCCGTTCAGGTTGTAATGGTTCATGCCCACGATGGACCACTCGCCCAAGGGACCTTGCTTCCATGGCGGCAAGCGCTGGCTACCTTCCATCATCTACACCTTTGGCGCGGGGCGCTCGATCGGGGCCAAGCCCATTGCAATGCGCACATCCTCAGGCCAATTGGCGATACGTTTCTGAGCTGCCTGGATCTGGACCGCGAGTGAGCCCAAACCGCAAGTACACGCCAGTGTTCTCCAAGGATTAAAGCTTGCACAGCCTGGACGGTGTTCGGCGTGTTCCAGCAGTTTCGATGCGACATCCTTCCAGTCCGGCTCACTCACGGTTCACCTCAGGGCGCTCGGTCGGATCAAAGGAAATCGCTAGCAGTCGGACAATGCTCACACGGCTGGTCTGTCGGTCCGCAGGCGGGACAGACTGACGCTACGGCGAAGACTTCCCCGTCTTTCTGACAGAGCAACGCCCCATCAGATGCGCGAATAAAATGAGCTATCTGCGCCCAATGACAATGCTTACACCATCCGTCCGTGCTGGGCTCAAACTGAGTGCCGAGCAGGCTTTCGGCGCTGATCGTCCGTTTCCGGTATAGGGGCTCACTCACTGGCTGCTCTCCTGCGCGATACGGGCGATCATCGGATGCCATTCCGTTCGTCGAAGTTTGGCGAGAAGCTCGGTGCCTCTGGCGGCTTGCCGTCCACTGCGCGCCGGGCCGCCTCTAACCGATCTTTGGCGTACCGCAGTTTTTGTTGCGCTAACACCCACTGATGATGCGCGTTATCGTAAACCTTGCGCGCCTGTCGTAATTCCGTAGCGGGACTTTTCATTTCACCCTCTTGCTGTGCGCCCGACGCAAACTCGCGATCCACTGCGCGCGCTGTTTGATCTGCGCCCGGCGGATCTGCTGCGTGTCAGGTCCGCGATGAAATTTGTCCTTGTCGTAATTGTCGTTCACGCTTTGGTCCTCTTGCTGTGCCGGGCCAGCCGGCACGTCAGTGTCTCAATGTTAACCACTCTGGAGTCCCCACACCACGCAAGTATTCATGAATCAGCGCGCTTTCGTGGTGCTCGCGCCATTGCAAGAATACTGGCTTGCCATCACGCCGGCTGACAGTTGGGTTGTCGAGCAAATACTGTGCGGCTTCCTCGGGCTCTTTGAAGCGCGGCAGATCGTCACGCTTGACCCAATGGTTACCGTTCCACTCGAACGGCACAAACACGGTGTTGGGGATATGGAGGATCACTTGAAGACTTCTTCCCAGTTGGAGCCGCGCGCTTCCCACGCGAGGTACTCCGCGCGACTCTTAGTGGCGGATCGGGCTTCCTCGCGGGTGCAAAACGACGGACCAACTCCCGCATGACGCGAACTGTTGTCATAGCAGTTAGTTGTACCGTCTTGTAGGTATTCTATTTCTATCGACATTTGGGTATCGTACCGGGGGTCACGGTTGCCCCAGTAGCGGTATAATTTCGAAACTACCCCTAGTAGTGCTCCCGTTTTGGCGTCGTACACCTCGTCACCAACTTTGAAATTGGAAAAATCTTCCATGCGCGCGTCCATCCACGCCTTGCGCGCGGCTAACGCGGCGACAACCCCTGCGTTGAGTGCATCGAGTTGCACGCGGAGCGTTTTGTCTGCGGGTTCTTTGGTGATCACAACGCACCACTCAATATTTCTTGTAAGCGATTACCAAAAACAACGAGCTTGCGAGGTCCTTTAACCCAGTGTACCGCGGCAACCCGCGCAATGTCTTCTTCTGTCATACGGTGCAACTCATCGTAATACAGGTCCGCTTTCAACAAATAAACCCGGTTGCCGCATTGTAACCCCAGGAAAACCAACCCTTGCGCTATGTCGATTTCCTGTTGCATCCAGGTAATTTGGCTCCTGCGCAATCCGCTTTCCCCCTTGAACGGGTACTTGGCACCGGGTCGTTTTGCGTCCTTGAGTTCGATTGTCCCGGAGGTGCCGTTCAGGGTGTAGTGGATATCGGGAAACCCCACTGCGGTGTCATGTGCCTCGATGCGGGTGAAGTGTCCCTCTTTGGGGAGCAACTTCGATAAATACCGCCAAAAGGAGCTTTCAGACACGCGGGCGTTTCTCCATCGTAACGCTGTTCCAACCGAGGCAGAAATCCCGTGCGGCGATCTGGTAACCCCGAGTTTGCCCAATGGCGCTGCCGATCATGTAGCCCGTCCACAGCCCCGCCACAATGCCCGCAATGACTTGCCAGATCATGTGGGCAGCCCCAGTGCTTTACGGACGCGCTTCAACTCGCGACCGCCTTCCTTCCACCACCAACGGGAGTCGGGCTTAGCGATGTTGGCACGCGCGACCCAAAGACGCGCGAGCTGCGCCTGAATGCCTCGTTCTGAGGCAAGCTCGGTGAGCGTCACATAGCCTTCCTGTGGCCGCGGCTTGGTGAGGGCGTAGGTGAGCGTCTTGCGCGTGCGCGGTGGTTTCGGGAACGGTTTTACCGGCTCCTCAACATAGTGTTTTGGGCTTTCGAACAGCTCTCGTATGCCTGCGTCAATGGGCTCGCGGATGATCTTGCGGATGCGACGCGGCTCGGTGTCGTTCATGGCAAACGCACCTCAACCTCGATACCGCCGTTTTCGAATCGTGACAGCCGCGTGATCATCAGAGCGAATCGAACGTCGCTGTCAGAGCGCACTCCGTACACTCCAGTGACCCCGTTTTGTGGCGGGCGCAGCGCATGCTCCAAAGCATCCTGCAGACGCGCCACCTGATCGCGCAACCTCACGATGGTGCGTTGATCTTCCCCCGAGAACACGTCGCGCGCCCGTTGCGCGAGGGTTCGAAGCTCATCCGTAATAATGTCCTCGGGGATTAGCCAGACAGCGGCGACGGCCTTCCCGGTCATCTCCTGCAGCTCTTTCTGGAGTGCTTCGACGTCGTACCAACAGCACCAAGATCCGTCCGGGTTGGCCGTCTCCAGAATCCCCGCACTGCAGGGCGCCAAATTATACCGTTTTATCTCGCTCATGCTGCTTTCCTCGTCCTATAAACGTCGCAGATCAATTTAGCCACGCCGCGCTTTCTTGTTATCGCTAAATAGATGTCTTCGTCGATGGTGTCAATAGCGCTAATAAAGTAGTAATGCCCGATCGGCTTCTCAAAGTCAAGTATGCGAAAGCGTGCCTGCTCGAAATTGATCATCGAGAAGTCAATTGAGTAACAGATTATGCAACTCGCTTGTGACATATCCACCGCGATACCCGACTGGATCTGCAAGACGATGCAGTCTTCCCGGAACTTGCCATCGTAGGGCTCCCCGCCGCGTACCACCGCGACACTGTATCCCAGCCGGCGCACTTCGGCGGCGATGCGGTCGATCTCGTGAATGAACCGCGCAATTACAATGAACTTGCCGGGGTGCTCCGCTTGGGTCTGCCGGATGAGGCGAGTCAGCTCGTAGAGCTTCTCCCGGCTGATATCCAATAGCGTCGGCTTCTCACCTTCCACCTCAGGGGCGACCAGCACACTGCCGCCCGTGATCTGCTGCAGCTTGGTGAGACTGGCCAACACGTTCTTGACACGGACTTTAGTCTTGTTGACTTCCGTGATCAGGTCCTGTTTCAGCTCCTCGTAGGCGATGCGGGTCGCTTTCTTCAGCTCCACGGGGACGGTCGTGTACTTGAGCATCAACGGCTTGTCGCGGGCCTCCCGCAGCGTCTTGCGGTAGGAATGCGCATGGAACTTCGCGTAAAACTCCTCCTCGTTGCGGGTACCGACGACGTCCTTTTTGTTGTACCCGCCGCGAATCAGGTAGCGGCCCTCGAAACCCTCTTCCAGGATGACTTTCTGGGTTTTCGGATCTTCGTAGGTGTTATCGAACTTGCCGAAAATCTCAGGATCAATGAAGTTAAATTGCGCCCAAGCGTCCTGGGGCCCCTGTGCGATGGGGGTGCCCGTGAGCGCCAGCCGCCAGCGGGCGTACTTGCCCAGGCGCCGTACGACGCGGGAGCGGGCTGTGCCACGGGCTTTGGTGTAGTGCGACTCATCGCAGATGACCATGAGGTCGCGGACGGCTTTGGCCTCCTTGTACACCGCACGGCGTTTGCTGACCCACTGCTCGTAATTCTCAACGCGGATCTGGGTGTTATCCAACCCATTATGGAGCTTCATCCACTTGCCGATCTCGCGCCACCACACCTCGGGCGCCGCACCACCGGCCTTGGGGCAGATGATCCACAGGTGCGCGGGCTGCACAGTGTCAGCGATTTTTATCGCGGTGACGGTCTTGCCCGTGCGCATTTCCATCCATAGCCCAAAACCACCTCCTTCGCGCATGAGGTTGAGCGCTTTGGCTACGGCTTCGTTTTGATAACCTCTCAACTTCATAAGGTTCTCAGCCCAGACCCCGCGGCTGCCCGTAACACCAGAGCGCCCCGTGGGGTCTGATGGCTGGGACTCACGCCGCGGGGCGGGACTCTGGTGACTAATCAACCGATGACGGTCAACCTACGACGGTCAACTCGTCGATGCTTATTTCGTAATCTCCGCTATCGGAGGTGACGACTGCGGTGTCTCCATCGATGCTGTCAATCACGCCCTTGGTGAGTTTGTTTTTCTCGTCCTTGAATTTCACCTTAGCACCCTTCTTGACCTTCTTGCTGGAGGGCTTCTCGTCCTCGTCTTCCTCCTCGTCATCGTCGTCCTTTTTGCTCGCGCGACGCTTCGGAGGCTCATCCTCGTCCTCATCTTCGTCGTCGTCTTTCGCGGTGGGCTTGCGGCGTTTCGGCGGCTCGTCGTCCTCGTCTTCATCCTTCGCAGGTTTGCGGCGTACGGGTTTCTCGTCCTCTGCGTCGTCGTCCACGGTGTCCCCGTCCGACAGCGGCGCGTGCCCGGTGACGCGGGCGTAGGTCTTGTCGCCATCCGGCGAGGGCTGGCCGGTCACCTCGATAATGCACTCGGTCTCGCTGCCCATGAGGTCGTCGAAGTCGATGTCCTGCTCACCGTCCGGGATCTCGACTTCCATCGCCTCCAGCATGCCTTTCAGCCGCCAGAGCGCCTGGGGCTGCAGCGAGTAGTTATCGAACCGAACCTCCCGGCCGTTGCACTTCTTGGAGGTGACTTCCCACGTTAGCTCCAAATACGGCTCCCCGGATTCCTTGCCCTCTTTCCGCTCCACCGCGATGATCTTGGCGGCGTAGCGACCATCAGGGATCGCGCC